TCCATCTTTCGCTTACGCTACTGATGCCTACACCCTCAAAGAAAGTCATAAGCACTAGGAATACCACTACAGTTGCAAGTGTTAATGGCCTAACATTCTTGCTAAGCCATGAGTCAGATGATAAATCACTGCTCCAACGAGATGATATCTCTTTTTCTATTGCAGCTCTTATCTCTTCCTTTTCTTCAGGTGTAGATACAAATCTATCTACCGCATCCGCCACCGCATCCACAGTTGCCTTGGCACTTCCTGATAATATGTTCTTTAAAATACCCATAACTAACTACCACACCCTTCGCAATCAGGGTTGTCAATAGAACAGGCATTCTCGTTTGCCTTGCTTGTTGTTAACTCATCTACGAAATCAGCAAAGCTGTCGCTTAAATCAAAATCATTCCTCATCTTCTCTCTCTTCTTCGGTTATTACTTCCTCGTCTATTATTGGGTCGAGGACAAACCCATATTCTTCTTGAACATTAAAGCTAGGGCAAGCCTTAGTGGAGAACTCATTGTGTCCATGTATTGTACACCCGGGATAGATAGCTAACAATCCTCTTAATAGATTTGTTAACGCCATGTCCTGAGCTTCGGTCCTAGTATCCTTTGGATTCATATCGCTGTCGCATCCTCCAACGTAAGCTACACCTATACTCCTTCTGTTCTGACCCTTTGCATGAGCACCTATTTGATGTATGCTCCTTCCTAAATCTATAGTACCATCTAGACCTATTAGGTAATGGTAACCTATAGTAGAGAATCCTCTAGCAATGTGCCATCTTGTAATATCGTCAACGGAAACCTCTCTACCTTGAGGGGTGGCAGTTGAGTGTATTATTATTCTGTTTATGTGTCGTGCTGATTTCTTGATTTTCATATCGTTTAACTTTCGTGTTCTATAATTTACATTACTAGCTTACTAACTTCCTGTAAGTAAACTCTGCTATTAGACTTGAATAGACTGCGTGTAAGGGATGCAAATCTATTATTGAATAGATGATAAGGGTGACCCAAAAAGATAGGCACAGGACGCAGTTAAATGGCTTGTACGGCAGTACATTCTCCATGAACCAACCATACGGTTCGAACACAAACAAGTAAGCGAATAAAAAACCTAGTCCAACAGCTATGAACCATCCTTCATAAATCTCAATCATAATTTTTTGCTTATATATTCATCTCTTGTGTAGCGCACAAGCTTTACTTTGCGCTCACCATTTTCTATAATACATACATTCCCCTTCCGTCTCTCACCATATACATCACGCCACTTCAGGGAGACAATCTTATTTGTCATAGTAGAGTATATCATTGATATGATTAAGTTGGCGGCAGAACCGCCTTCTTTGTAGTAGCTTAAAAACTTTAGGCACACCCTCATTACAGCCTCGTCAATCAATGACTGCCTTAACTCTTCGTTACCATTAGTGATGAACGAGAAGTTAGATATCTCAGATGCACGCTCTAGTATAAACCGGCCTAAGATGTTTGTTATTGCTCCATCTTTTGCAGAGGTTATAGCCTCACGCTCTATTATAGCTTTGTCGTATTTACTCTTCTTCAACTTTGTCTAGTATTGCAACGATGAAATGTAAGTAATCTGAAAGCTCAGTGGTTGTGACGTTGAGTTCATGACCCAAGCCCACGAGTGTAACAGGTCTTCCTGCTTTGTATATTTTTGATACAGCATAGTAAAGTGAAATTATAAAGTCAGCTTCGTCAGAAGTGATTTCCTCGTATGTTAAATCAATAGACATCTTCTACTATTTTATATCCTTTGCACTTGATGATAACCTTGTACGTATTCTTTGGTAAACTAGAATCGAACTTGATTTTAATTTGGTCATAGTATTTTGGGCTGTCATCTTTAACCACTTCCAACTCAACGAGCGTATCAGCGAGAAATTTCGAAACAAGAATACCATTGTCGATATCAAGCCGGCTGTTGTAAGTAATGTCAAGCCTAAAAGTTTCGCAGGTAAATTTATCATGAAGCGACAAAGCTTCAGTGCATATGATTTTATATTCATCTTTCTTTTTCTTTCTATATGTCCAATGCTTACCCGCATAAATCATGTTTAAGCTAGGTGGCTTTGGAAGTGTTAGTGTTATATTATTTTCCATACTTGGTCAGGTCTATCGTACCTCTGTATCCACTGTAATCGTTCATGAGTTCGTGTAGTGGTGGTATCCAACCCAACGCATTGTTATCTCCTGAAGAGGAGTTACCAACAACCTTAAAGTTTCCAACCTTCAAATACTCTAGGAGTTCTTCTCTAGAAAACATATGGCAGATATCGCTGCCGTCAGGTAGCTTTAATATGTAAAAATAAAAATCAGACTTAGACATTAATATGCCCGAGTCTGAATCTTTATTCGTGTTCTTAAATTCTATGTAAAGGTTTGGTTGGTCCGGAGTCTTTCTTCTCTTGGCCCACATATAAGCCTTCGAGTCGTACTTAACTTCGATGGTTATTTCATCGTCATCTTTAGTACACTTTAGGTCCCAATCGTAGAACACTCTTTGCGGAGCGAACTCAATCTTATAGCCCATCTCTTCCATGTAAGCTCGTACCAATTCCTCTCCATGTTTCCCTGTGAAATTCATGACTTGATTTTTAGGGCAACCTTAAGTAAAATTAGGTAACCAATTAAATCCTGAACAGTGTCTTCAGTGTCAGGGTTTATGCCGCGCATCTTAATACGCATTAACTTGTCGTCTATCCTAGCACATAGGTTCTCAACAGCATCGCCATTAGCGAAAACATTTTCCGGGTGCAGTGCTGAGTCTCCATAAGCTTCGTTCTTTGAGAGAAGAAGTTGTGTCACAGCATCGGCTTCTTGTATTATTAAATCTCTAGTATCCATACTCTAATATAATCTATTCGTCAAACAATTGTACATCAACACGATAAACTTTACTAACATTTCCGCTTTGGATAACTATCCGTCCATTGCTAGGGTTGTAAAATATATACTTGTCATCACTTCCGGTGTAGTCTGATACGTCAAACTTAAATTGATTGTCGTTGATGCTGATGTTTCCATCCTCACCAACTTCAATCTTCTTAGCACTTGGTACATTAAACTTTAGGTAAGCCCTTACTAAGTTAGCGAAGGCTACCTTACGCTCAAGAATTAGGCTGTGCGTAGGCAAATCTTTTTCTTCCTTGTCCATCTAGTTCGTAGTATCTGTTAGATAATTTATCAAAATATAAAGTCACGGTTCCTAGCTTACCCACAATCTTAGGCTTGGCTTTAACCACTGTAATCTCAACTTGGTTTCCTTCGTAAGGAATACCATTGCCGTCTTCCAATCCGAATGGACAACGCCATACGTTTATAATCATCATTCCCTTACGGCTCCATTGCATTCCACCTGCTATGTCATTCATGGTAGGCTTGTCAACATATGGCACACCACCCTTGTACTTCGCTTGTTGGTGTCTAGTGTGTACCGTAACAATAGTATGGTAGTCTCTGTCAGCTGAGTGCTTACGTACCTTAGTAAGTACCTGACCGATTGCTATGTCATCACGTACACCTGCTGATATGTCAGTCTTAATCTCAGTGAATGGGTCAACCATACATCCGTCAATCTTAATGAAGTTGTCTGCCTCTATCTTCTCTACTGAATTATAGAAGGCTTCAATGCTTAGGTCCTGAAGACCGGAGTCAATGATATAGAAGTGCTTATTGATAAACTCAATAGCTACCTCAGTCTCCTCATCTGTAGCTGTAATCTTATCGTTGACTAGGAAAGGCTTACGTAAGTAAACCCATAGCAACTCAGCGAACACCTCTGTAGGTGAACCTGTTTCGGGTGAGTAGATTGCCCACTTCCATCCATCGTATTCCGCTAGGTTCATCATGAGTTCGAACCCGAACTGAGACTTACCTTGGTGAGCACCCGCATAAATATATGTAGTGGAACCACGCTTAACAGAATACTTATCGAACAAAGAACTAAATCCTGTCCAAGCACCCTTCTTGATTCCGTTGTTTCTTAGTGTAGTTAACGAGCCTCGAAGTTCGTTAGCTGTGTATATTAATTTTTGCATCTGTCCTTATTTTATTTATTTATTGTAGTCGCTTTCCTTATGTGTAAAGCTCCTACTTAATGGCTGTCTGTCTAACTCATCTGACACATGAAAGTCATGTATCTTTTTACCTGTTAATTTTAAAGATGCCATCATCTTCATTATCATTTCAGGGCTGTTATTCATGTCATCAATGGATGCCATCCTAGTTGGTATCTCCATTGTCCGGTAGTTGTTAATGTATCCGTTACCTCTCTTCACTTTGTATGCAACTTTAATCTTTACAAAGTAAATCATTTGTCCAAGGTCATCACCTGATTGTGGTGCAGAGTTAGGATTTATTTCAAAGTGTTTATCTAGTGGTGATTCCATTACATTTTTATTAGTCGTAACCTGCGTTGATACTTTCGTATCAGTAAGGCTGAGTTAGTTAATTGCTTTTGAATATCAGCGGTCCATCCAAATCTACTTGCTTGTATAGATAGGTTTACATTATCTATCATTAACATATCAAGAAAACTTTGAACCTGTCTTATGTGTGTGTACTTCCTAAACATATTCTTTAATTTTAAAGTTAGTATTAGTGTCCTTAAACATTAACTCTTGGTCATTAGTGGAGCCATCCCTTGGCGGTCTACCTCCGTAATAAATTTTTCCCTTGAGGTTGTTTATTGTGGTGTACTTAATTCCATCTTCATATGCCCATACCAAAATTGCATTAGGTATTCTCATCTTCCTTGCGAATGCTTGTAGGTCTACTAGTTTTCTTAATCCTACTACAGGTGAATGATTGTCATGAACTGATTTCACTTTACGTACTCCCTTAATTTCAACTGCTGCTATGTCTGTGTTCTCTTTATGAACAACGTAATCAACTGCTGCGTGTGGACCTTGGTCTTGGAACTCAATACCATCCCGGTCTTTTATCAGTAGCCGAATAGCCTTGAGTTGAAAGTCAACATCTCTTTTTGTTTCGAATGTTTTACTCATCTCTCTTTGGTGTTAAAGGTTATAAAGGGGAGTCAGTCTAGACCTAACCACAAGCTT